ATACTCTTGAAGATATTTTTGCCACCAGTCAAGATTATGTTCCAGTTGATAAAGGAATTTTGGTTAATAGCGGTGATTTCAAACCATTAAAGTATGGGGGAGAAATAGTTTATACAGCTCCTTACGCCGCACGTATGGAATTTGGAGATTCCTTTCATCCTTTCACAGGGACTCAAACTGTGAATATTTCTAGGCATATCAGGAAAGCGCATTATCGAGAGAATGGTGCTTTTGTAAAGGAAGCTCAGATAAGTGAACATACTCGAGCATACTCTAACGGAAGATTGGTCGGATTTCAAGCTGGAAATTCTGTATTATTTAGAGTGCTCAAAGGAACTCCAGCAGTAAGTGGAAGACATTATTTAACACGTGCGTTTAATGAAAATATTGGTAAGATGGGTACGTTAATAAAAAATAGACTTCTTCGTATTCCAGGAACCAAGTCTAACTAACTAGAACAGAGGCGGAGAAAAGTAATATGGCTATGCATCGTCAAGATACAGAATATGTGCAAGATAACACTAGATATGCTATTAGAGTAGAAGACCTTACAGATGAACAAAAGTTTATTTGTGAGAGATTTTCTTCTATTGTCAGAGAAGTTCTTACAATTGTTGAGGCGAGCCTTAATCCAGAAGGCCGACAATATAAAGCAGTTCGAAGAATGCTTAATGAAAAGCTTTATGGTGGTAGACAAGACTTTTTAGAATACTTTAGTAAGAGTGAGACTAATGTCTAATCCATTTAGATTTCTTAAAGTTTATGCTGATATAAGAAATAATCAGGTAAACAAGTCAGAATTGACGGAATTATATTTATTTTTGAAGGGTCGTTCTACTGGTACATCCTTAGGACATTACTTTGAAAAAAGTGCAATAACGTCAAGTCAAATAAAACAAACAATTTTTTGAATTTGCTCCCGAATTGAAAAATGATGTTTCTCTTCAACAAATATTTCCTGGAGCAAATGTAGAAACCATTCAAGACGAGATGAATTTCCCCTTAAATAATCAAGTTCTTAAGTATTGCTCAGACGATTCTTGTCAATACATAACTTCTAGTCAGTCATTTGGGGACATTTCTAATAATAATGAACCTGTTCTTTTTCTGGAAAAAGCAGATGTAGGAAAAGTAAGCAAGGATGATATTAGAAAAGCTATTGATGAGTATAAGAATCTTTATAAAGCAGGTTTAGCAAGTCAAGCAGAGATTCTCACTCTATCAAGATTTTACCCTAAAAACGAAGAATTCAAGAAAGCAATATGGTCAGCTAAGCAAAAAGATGGGGATGCATTAGTTATTGGTGGTCCAGCATCCGTTGAGATGGTGGATAAGCAAAATCATTTGATTACTACAGAAGCACTTTCTAAAGCTTTTGATGATTATATGATAAATCCTCGAACCAGGAATATTCAGATATTTCATACAAATGTTCAAGTTGGATGGCCATTACCTTGCTATATCAATGAGAACGGTCAAATCTTCAAGTCAGGCGTTGATGACAAAGGACTGTGGGTAATAACTGAGCTTAGAAAAGACATCACTATTGCTAAAAGAGTAGCGGAAGAAATAGAAAAAGGCAAGATTAAATCTTACTCAATTGCTGGTTCTGCTACACAGACTAGAGAAATTGAAAAAGCATATAAGCAATATATGCAAGTAGATGAACTTCAATTAGCTGAAATTACATTGTGCGAAGAAGGAGTCAATCAGGGAGCTCACTTTGATATTTTGAAAGCTGACTCTCAAGTACAAGAAGTACCTTCTGAGAAAAACATTGATACTACGGCAATCATTAATGAATTCAAAAATTCTATTGAAATACTTAAATCTGGAGTAGTCCTAGAAAAAGGGGATCCAGATAAAATAGTTATTTGTGTTGAACAACCCAACGCTATTACTGACGCGCTTCAACTCCAACTAAGAAAAACTATACCTTCCTATATTCCAATCGAAGTGAGATCTGAACCTTTAGGGGAATGGATACCTTTGATGAAAATATCTGGAGTGCCAGTAGAAAGTCAGCAAGCTAGAGGCACGTTGGAGGTATTGGAAGCTTGTAACTATCGACCAGCAGAAGTAGAAACAATCGAATGCCATACTTGTAATTATTTTGCTGATGGAGGGTTCTGTACTTTAATCAACCTCCCTGTTAATCCTGAATATGTATGTGATTGGTTTGAAGCAATGCCTGGAGCCACTCAAGCAGAACGATGGGCTGAAGTAAGTCATCAACCATATGAGGTGGCAGAAAACCCTCCAAAGATTGGACAATCTTCGCTGGATCAGTTAGTTACGTATCTGAACCCATAAATAAAAAGAGTCTTAATACCTTATAATATATATGACATTAAGACTCGGAGGCATTGAAATGGGCAGTAAACTTTTTAAGCAATTTATCAGAAAAGCAGGACTTACTAAGCAAGCACCTCCTGGCCCACCGCCACGTCCAGGATTGAAGTGGAAACCTTCTACTCATCGTTGGATTATTGATCAGTCTGATCCTAGACATGCAGATATTTATCCCAAAAATCATCCAGTTCATTCCCAATCTGACCCTCAATATTTAACCGCAGATATAACAGGCGTTGGTTTTGATCTTCATGAAGGGCAGGAAGTCCTTTATGAGAGTTTTCCTGATGGGATGAATGTTCCAGGAGTGGTTCGGTGGGATGAGTATGAGGGAGAACATGTAGTAGAAGCGACTGGATGGTGGAAATCATACTTTGAATCAACAGGAACTTCTCCATATATCAAACTTGGTGGAGATGAGGGATCTGCTGTTCATTCCGATCTTTCTGAATTCAATCAAGTAAAAGATGATATGCAGGAACTAAGCGCTTTGATCAGAGCAGGCGAACAGCATGGATGGGCAGGTGATATTGCTGAAGTATACCAACAAACGCTTGATTCTGTAGGAGAGGCAATTGGTTATCAATCCGCCGAATTTCGCCCTGAAGGACGAGCAGATTCAGATCTAGTAACTCTTATGGACGCTTTGACTGGCGCTTTTCATGGACAGCAACATATAGGTTCACCATACGAGGGAAATTGGAAAGACATACAGGATGAGGTAAGTGGTTATATAAAGGGAAATACTCCGACTCCTGCGCCCTCTCCGCCTAAGGTAGATCGTTCTCTTGAATGGAAATCTCCATCTTATCAGACAATAGAAGAAAATCGTCCTAAAGATGCTCATCCTTATTGGCCATTTCATAAGAGATAATTGGACCCTTAATACAGTCTATAATAAACTGAATCTTAACATGGAGGGTAAGTAAAGTGCCAGAACAACAAGGAATAGATTGGGAAGCTGGAGCCAAAGCTCGACAAAAACAACATAGGCAAATGCTTGATGAACTCGGAATGCCACCCGAAAAAGATTACGAGATAAAGCTTGATCCAAAGTATGCTCCGAAGACTGAGGGTGACAGATATACAGAGGTTGAAGCTCCAGCTCTTCCTGATAATCCTCAAGAGCCAACTGAAGCGCCTGAATAAGGACATCAAATGGGAAGTACACTTTTCAAACAGTTCATAAAGAAATCCATACTTAGGAAGCAAGGCGCTCCTGGACCACCTCCTCGTCCTGGATTGAGGTGGAAGCCACAGACACACAGGTGGATTCGTGATGAAGGAACTGCTCAAGAACGTGTTCTTTCGACAGGAAGTGAAGGAAATCAAGAAATTTATACTGATTCTTCTGGAAAGGGAGGAGGTTATGGAGGAAGTTTAGCAGATCCAATGCCATTGGCAGATTTTAGTATAGATGACCATAAAGAAGATATTCATGCTTATGTTAAGCTCGCAATGGATGAATATCTTAAAGATAATGAAGAACATTACGAACGTTTGGAACCAGATGAAATAAAGGCAGAGATTTTATCGCATGTTCTACAGGGACCAAGCGGTTCTTTAGGCGGTGGAATTTTCCAAGATTTGGATATGGTAGCGCCAATGGATGACGAAGGTTTGGATCCAGCTTCCCAATCTATTCCTTGTTGTTCTGGCACTTTACTTACCCTCCATGTTAAGAT